GAATGATGCTTATCTTCATCAAGTTGCAATGTTCCCAAATGCTAAGCACGATGAACATATTGACCTTACCGCATATGGGGTTGAAAAGAACCTGATAACCGTAGAAAGTTTTTTCTTTTAAATTTATAAAATTTTATTAATAAAACTATTGTTTATTTAAACATTGGTTGTATCTTTACACAATATAAAGAAACAATAACAATTAAAAAAAATAAAGATGAAAAATTTAGCTACAACAATCGGAATTACAGAAAACGAATTAAAAAAATTTTACATACTACAAGTTAACAGAGCAAAAGAACTAGGTTTTACAGATGCAGAAGCAAAAGAAATAGTTCAAGAAACATTCAGAAAACAATTAGGGCTATTATAAGCCCTTTTAAATTTTATAATTATGATAAAAACAGCAGTAGAACAATTGTTCTGTAATTTAGATTGGATGGTTTTAAAAAACTGTTCTGATCAATCTAATGGCATATTAAAAATGTGTGTAGAAAAACAATATGAGCAGATGAAAATGTATGTAGAATTTGTTTTATTATGCAAAGAAGAAGGTAAGGCAGATTATATTTTGGAGCCTAAAGATTTTTTTGTATTAATAAATAAAATATGAATAATAAAGAAATAGAATTAGCGGAATTTGTTTTTAATGATTTAAAACGTGATAATGGGTCTTTTGAATATTGGAAGAAAACAGTTTTAAATAGAATAGAAGAAATTAAACCTTCTATTAATGAATTAATAAACAAAAGCTTAATACAAACAATAGGGAAAGATTTGTCAAGTGAATGGAACCAATTAATAATGTTAAGAAATAATTATTTAGTATGAAAAAGTATATTTACCTAAACATAATATTAATTTTTTTAATTTATGTAATAAGTTTTTATTTATGTTATTTTAAAACAGATAATTTTTTTATATCTATTGTTTTTTCTTATGGTTTATGTGTGATGTTTAAAACCGTAACAGATGCTTTTATAAAAAATTTTTAATTACTATTAAAAAACCTTACTTTAACAGTAGGGTTTTTTCTTTAAACAAAGGTTTTAAAATATATTAAATATAATTAGTATATTTGTATTATAAACACTATTATGGCGAATAGATTTTCTAGTGCATTCAATGCGTTAATTGGTAAAGATACAGTAGTTAATAAGCTAAACGAGGCTATATTTAGCATCTTTGGTGGTGGATTTACAAGATACGATAATACAAATACTGAGATACTTAATAAAGGATATGGAGACAATCCTGATGTATTTGCGGTTATAAATCAAATGTCAGTTAAAACCGCATCTATTCCTTATTCTATTAAAAAAGTTAAAGATAAAAAGGCAAGAAATGAACTTATAAATCTTTATAAGGCAACTAAAAACAATCTTAGTTACTTACAAAACAAAACAAAACTATCTTTACTTAATAAGGCTTATGATGATGAAGAGCAGGTCTTCCCAATGCTTGAGCCTAACCCAAACCAAACTTGGGGAGATATTTTAGCCCTTTACAAAACTTATCTTAAAACTACAGGTAATTGTTATTTTTATAAAGTATGTCCTAAAGATGGTGCTAATGCTGGTGTACCTTTGCAATTGTATGTACTCCCTGCCGATAAAGTAGAGATAGTGTTAAAAACAGGAACTTTAATGTATGGTTTAGAATCTCCTATCGATTATTATATTATTTACAATCTTAAATCATTTGTTGAGTTTTATCCATATGAGATAATACACATCAAACGTCCTAATCCATTTTATGATGAAATGGGTAGGCACTTGTATGGTTTGAGTGAATTATCTTCAGCATTACGTAATATACAAACATCCAATGAAGCTATAGATAACAATGCTAAGACAATGAGTAATAGCGGTGTTTTTGGCTTTATACATGGAAAAGGAACTCCATTAAGTGCTGAGCAGGCTATTGGAATAAAGGATAGAATTAAGCAGATGGATAGCGAAAAAGGAAGGTTTGCTAATATCTCTGGGTCAAGTGGTGAGTTAGGATTTACACGTATTTCACTTACTACAGATGAACTAAAACCATTCGAATATTTAGCATTTGATAGAAAGACTATTTGTAATGTTTTGATTTGGAATGACGAGTTATTAAACAATGATAGTGGAAGTGGTTTAAATAGCAGCGATTCTTTAAAAGCCGCACAAAAAAGGGTTTTAACTGATAACATTATGCCAGATTTAATGCTTTTTAGCGAAGCATTTAGCAAAGGATTTATACAGAAGTTTAAAGGATATGAAAATAGTATAATGGAATTTGATGCAAGCGAATTGCCAGAGATGCAGGAAGATATGGGTTTTATGGTTGATTGGTTAAGTAAAGCACCAATAACTCCCAATGAGTTTAGAACTGCTTTAAAGTACGAAACATCTGATTTAGAAGGAATGGATAACATTTACATGCCTATGAATTTAATGCCTATCGGAGTAGATCAAGTAACTACCACAGATATTAATAAAGCATTTGAATAAATGACTACCGACCAATATAGACGGCAATATGTTTTACTACAAAATAACTATGAAAAGCAAGCTTACCGCATTGTTAAAAAACATTTAAAGGTAATTATAAAAAACTTATCTTTGTCTAATATAACGGCAGATAATGCTCAAATGACAGTAGAGGCTACATTTGATAAAAAACACGTTAAAACGATGTATATTGAGTTATACAGGGCTATAGGATTAAAACATGGTGAGTTTGTAGTTAGGAATATAGATAATGACACAAAAGATATAGGTTTAACGTTCTTTGAAGTGTTTTTTAATAATTTAATTAATACAGTGTTAATTAATAGTATAGGCTCTAGGATTACAACGGTATCTAAAACTATGATTGATGCAATTGTAACTATAATTAAAGATGCATATAAGACTGAGAATTTAAATATAATGCAAATTAGAAAATTAATATATGATAAGGTTAGAGATAATAATTTCTATCGATATCAAGCATTAAGAATAGCAAGAACTGAAACAACAACCATCAGCAATTATGCTACATTGCAAGCGGGAAGAGCAAGTAGGTTAGTAATGACAAAAAAGTGGGTGTCTATTCAAAGTGAACGAACAAGGGTTACACCTGAAGACCAATTTGACCATTTAAATATGAATGATGTAGTAGTGGATTTAGAGGAGTTATTTGTTGTTAATGGTAAAGATGGTGATAATGCGGTTATGTATCCTGGCGACCAAGATTTAGGATTAGCGGGTAATATAATAAATTGTCGCTGTGCTATGACATTATTACCAAAAAGAAATGCAACGGGTGGGTTAATGAGAAAAGAGTAATTAATAAATAAAAAAATGAAATTTAAACAGATTGCATACGATTTAAAAGATTTAGACGAAAGCAAAGGTATAGTAATGGCTTATGCCAATGCTTACAATAATACAGATGCCGATGATGATATTTCAATGTTTGGCTCTTTTGACAAAACGGTAAAGGAAAACTTTAAACGCATTAGAGTTCTTAAGGACCATAATTCTAACATGATGTTAGGAGTTCCATTAGAAATAGATACAATGGATGAATACGGTCTTATGACGACCTCGCAATTCAATATGAATAAAGAGATGTCTAGGGATATGTTTACCGATGTCAAAATGATGTTTGAAAATGGTATGAACGCAGAACTATCTATAGGTTACCAAGTTATGCAAAGAGACCAACGCAATAAATCAATTATAACCGAATATAAATTATTTGAATATTCATTTTTAACTTCACACGCTGCTAACGAATTAGCCACGGTGCAAGGAATGAAAGGATTAAATAGTTTTTATGGAATTATGGAGATAGCACAAAAGGCATACAATTTAGACTATTCAGACACTCGTTTAAGAGAGTTAGAAATAATATTAAAAGCACTGTCGAAACAGCCGATAGAAACTATCACTTTAAACGAACAGCCGCTTATTTTAGAAACGTTAAAACAATTCAAATTTTAAAACAAAACAATGGAAGCATTAGAAATTAAGAACGCTTTAGAAGCGATTAAGTTGCAAGTAGAAACTAAATCTACGGAGAACGCAACAGAGGTTAAGGCTATGATTGAAAACATAGAAGAGAAGATGGTTAAAGGTGCAGACCTTGAAGCAATTAAAGCAGAGTTAAGAGTAGAATTAAAAGCCATTCAAGATTATGCTGATTTATTAGATGTTAAATTAAACGAAAAAAAGGGAACAGAAGTGAAAGAAGGTAAAAGTTACGGTGAGGTAGTTGTAAAATCAATTAAAGAAAATGCTGCTGCAATTGGAGAAGTAGGTAACAAGTCTACTAAACTGCAAATTGATATTAAGGCTGTTGGTAACATGACATTGGGTGCAAACCTAACAGGAGATCAAAACAGAGATTACTCTGATAATATTCAAATTGTTCCTTCTCAATTACTAAACTTTAGTGATTTAGTTTCTACAGTTGCTATCTCTGGTGGTACTTATACCTTCCCAAGAGAGACAACAAGCGAAGGGTCTATCTCTACTGTTTCAGAGGGTTATGATAAATCACAAATTGACTATGACATAACAATGGTAGATGTATCTACTGATTATTTGGCAGGTCGTGCTGTTTACTCTAAGAAAATGCGTAACAACTTACCGTTCCTTGAGTCATTCATTCCACGTGCTTTAAGACGTGATTATTTTAAAGCTGAAAACGCTAAATTTAGTGGAGAACTAGCTGCTGTAGCTACTGCATCTGTTTTAACAAGCGGTAATAGAATTGAGAGATTAATTCAAAACGTTGCAGTTTTAGAAGGTATTGATTATGCAGTTAATGGAATTGTAATTACCCCAGCTGATTATTGGGCTATTATGTTGATTGAGAAGTCTACAGGTGCAGGATATGGCTTACCTGGTATTGTAACTATGGAAGGTGGTACACTTAGAGTTAATGGTATTCCTTTGTTTAAAGCTACATGGTTAGCTGCTAATAAGTACTTTGTAGGAGATTGGTCTTATGTTCAAAAGGTTGTGACCGAAGGACTAACTCTAGAGTTCTCTACAGAAGATAAAGATAACTTTTCAAAGAACAACATTACAGCTAGAATTGAGTCTCAAATTGCACTAGCAGTTGAAAGACCTAATGCTGTAATTTTTGGAGATTTTACAACTGTAGCATAGTATTATAGGTTTTATTTTAAACCCACTAATTAATTTTAGTGGGTTTTTTTATAAATTTTAAGACATTTATATCGATTATCAATAAGTTATAGGTAAGTATTATATTTATTTGTATATTTGATAAAAATATTATATTATGAAAATAAAATTTTTATTAGAGTCAATGGGTTATGATGTTCTTTACAAAGTTGGGGATATAGCTGACTTAGGAGATAAAAGAAATGAAAGTGCAGTAGAGCGTGGGAGAGCTGAATGGATTGTAGAAGATGTTAAACAAGTTAAAATACTTAAAAAAGTTAAAAAAGTTAAATAATGAGCTATTTATCAGTTATTACATTAGCAGAGGCAAAGAGTTATCTTAGGATAGACGACGACCAAAATGAAACTGACAATGAGATTATATCTATGATAGAAGCTTGTTTGTCTTTTATAGAAAAAAGAACTAACCACATATTGTTCCCGAGAGATAGAACTTACTATGCTGATAGTATAGCAAATGTTTACGACTTTCCAATTAATACAATACCTTCAACTTCTGTACAATTAATTTACAGCACCTACTCCGCTATAACTACATTAGATAGAGTTGTTGTGTTAAATATCGGATACACTAACGTAGCTAATATTCCAGAGGAATTGAGACAAGCCGCTTTACAAATGCTAAAAGTGTTTTACTTTGAAGCGGAAAAGAAAGTTAATACAAGTCTTATTCCTATGTCAGTTTTAATGCTTTTAGATATAAATAAAAGATATATATGCTAGCTAGAAATTACGATAAAAGAGTTGAAATATGGAATCTTACAGAAGTTAGCGATACCTTTGGGGGATTTATTGTTTCTGAATCTTTGTTAATTAAAAGATGGGCTAATATTGAAACTAAAAACGCTGTAAGAACTACTGACAATGGAAAAGTAGAAAATTTTTATACAACTGTTTTTAAATTTCGTGGTATTAATTCTTTTATGTTAAGTGAAAAATTAAATTACATAAAGTATAAAGGAAATAAATTCGTCATTGACCGAATAGAAAACATAAATTTAGTTGATATAGATATAATTGTTTATTGCACAGCACAAACTTAATTTTATGGCTTTTAAACCGCAAATAAGAGGATTAAATAAAACAATAGCTGAATTGAAAAAGTTTGGCGATAAAGCTAAAGATACTTTGTCTTTAATTATGGAGGCAACAGCTAACGATATAGTTGATAAAGCAGTTTCCTTAGTTGTAGTTGATACGGGTAAATTAAAGCAATCAATAAGGGTAGTGACGGTTAATGATATGAACTATATAGTAGAAGCAGGCGGAGGTGTAGCACCTTATGCACCTTATATTGAATTTGGAACTGGTGGCTTAGTTGAAGTTCCAAAAGAGTTTGATGAGCAGGCACGTAGGGCATTAGGTAAAGGAATTAAACAGGTTAATTTACCTCCACGACCTTATATGTACCCCGCTTATATTTATGGCTTAAAACGCATAGAAGAGAATATAAAAACAGAGATTGAAAATTTATTAAAAAAAACTAAATAAAAAAACCAGATAACATAAGCTATTGCTTTTTTATTTTTAAATATAATAATATATTAATAATTGTAGGGATCGTATTTCTCAACTTCTTTAACTTTCAAATAAACAAAACATTTATTTGTATATTCTTTTTTGTCTTCTATTTTATGAGTAATTGAATATGTAGAATAAATAACGTCTTCAACTTCAAAAACAAGAGGGATATTTCTTTTAGATAAAAACTTTTTTAAATCTTGGTTTAAATTTGCACATTCAATTAAATGAATTTTTTCGCCAAATTTTGGGCAGTTAAATAAAGAAAAAGAAATATATCGATCTCTTTCAAAAAAACCTCTTTTTTTAAAGTTTTTATAAATTTTATTTTCTGGATTAATTAATAAACTTATATAATAGATTGTGTTCATATTTTCTTGTTTTTAGATTTATTTATAATACAAAACTACGGCAAATATTTAAATAAACAATACTTTTATTGTAAAATAAATTAAAATATTTTTGCATACAATAATTTATTATATTTACCAAGTCTTTTCATAATTATTTTTTAGTTGGTTTAAAACACGTTGCATTAGTAACGTGTTTTTTTGTATATTTGTATATGGATAAATTAAACCCTAGTAAATTTATTAGAAAATCAATTTTTACTGCTATCAATGGAATGGTTGTAAATGGTTTGACAATACCGTGTTATGACACAAGGGTAAGACCTAGTGAAAACCCAAATTTTTATGTTTTAATGACTACGCAAAGTAAACGTGTTTTAAAGCAAAATAAGTGTGAGTATTTTTGGGAAGCAGATATACTTTTGGATATAGTAACCATTTATAATGGCTCAGGAAATACGGGTAGTAGGCTATTGGTTGATGACATAGAAAATAACATAAGGTCATTAACACAAGATTTAGTAATTGAAGGATTTACCACAATAATTCAAGCCGAAGATTTCCCTAACAATTTAGACAATATAAACGATAATCAAATAGTTTACCGAAATTTTATTAGATACACATTAACACTTAATTAAGCAATCAATGAGCAATTTTATCAAAGGAGAAGTATCAATTCTCTCAATTCACGATGGAACGTCTTACAAGCCTGTAGCGTGCCTAACTTCTAATTCAATAGCTACTGATTTATCAGTTATTGAAAGTACAACAAAATGTAACCCTGGAATTATGGTAAGACAGCCAGGTATGTTTAGTTATTCCGTAACCGCAGAAGGTCAATATATTGACACTACTACTGTAGGTGGAGATGATGCTAAAAGATCGCATGATGCTTTGCTAGCTAAGCAATTAACAAAGACTTTGGTTAATTTTAAATTAGACACTAATGTATCTAACACTGAATCAATTAAATATTTTGGTTCTGCGGTAATTTCTAGTCTTTCGGCAGATTTTGGAAGCGGTGATGACTTAGCTACATTCTCACTTACATTAGATGGTAACGGATTAATTTTATTAACAGACCCATTGGTATAATATGAAAACTAAAATAAATATTCAAGGACAAGATAGAGAGTTTGGGTTTGGTTTAGGGTTTTTAGGCGATATGCTGGAAGGTTTAGATTTAGGGTTTATTGAATTGTCAAATAAATTAGATAGCAATCCGTTTAAGTACATTCCACTAGCAATGTTGTACTCTTACAATAGCGTTAATGAGCCTAAAATAACTAACGAAACTTTATTACAATGGTTAGAAAATGATGGAGGTATGCACTCAAATGCTTTAAAAGAATTTAGAGAAGGTTATGTAAAATCGATGACTAAAAATGTACCTGTTTCTAATTCTAAAAAAAAAATAGTGAAGATTTAGCAATAAATTGGAATGAAGATGTTATATCTTTTGCAATAGGCGAACTCCAAGTTCAGAACTTACAGTCAGTATATGATATGACGTGGGCTGAGTTTCAGATTCGCCTTTTTGCATATAACCGAATTCAAAAAATGGAATGGCTTAAATTAAGGGAATTAGCATGGGCTTCATTAATTGGCTCGCATTATGACCCTAAAAAGTTACCAAAAAGCAAAGATACATTTATGCCTTTAGATTTTGATAAGTCAAAAAGTATAGGAGTGTCAGAAGAACAAAAGGCTGCATTTATAGCGGCAACAAAGCAATATTTAATAAAATCTAGCAATGCCAAAAATAGAAATTGAAATAGGTGGTGATAATACCGATTTACAAAGAAAAATAGCAGAAGCTGAGATACTTTTAAAAAGGCTTAGAAAAGATGTAGCTGTAGAACTTAAATCGGGTAATATTGATTTAGCTGAAAAGATGACCGTAGAAGTTAATCAAGCTAAACAATCATTACAAGAATTACAAGGGTCTTATAAAAGTACTACCGTATCAACAAATTCCTTAACAAAGGCTACGGGTAACGGTAGTAACACGTTAATTCAGTTCTCTCGTATTGCTCAAGATGCACCTTTTGGTATAATGGGTATAGGCAATAATATTACCGCAACTGCTGAAAGTTTTTCTTATTTATCTAAAAGTTCAGGAGGCGCAGGTAACGCATTAAAAGCCGTTGCAAGTTCGTTGCTTGGGACAGGTGGTATATTATTAGCTGTTTCTTTAGTTACTTCTGCCCTTACTTACATGAGTCAGAACGGTATAACTGTAGGCGATATTTTTGATAAATTATCTGGTAAATTTGATGCGGTAGGTAACTCTATGAAAAAAGCATTTGAAGAAGGTGCTAAGAGTGCATTTGAAGAACGTGGTAATTTATTAGGTTTAATTTCAGTTGCTCAAAGCGATGTCGTATCACGTGAAGCAAGAACAAAAGCGGTAAAAGATTTACAAGATAAATACCCTGCTTATTTAGGTAATTTAACTAAAGAAGAGTTAATGTACGGTAATTTAACTAAAGCTGTTAATGAAATTACAAAAGCATTAATTAGCAAAGCAGTTGCTGAAAAACTAACTCAAGATGCTGTACAACCTACAATAGATTTATTTAAAGCAAATGCTCAATTAGTTGCTCAAAAAGGCGAGCAATTAAAAATGGAGCAAGCCCTTGCTGCCGAAAATAAAAAAAATAAAGATGCTGGTTTTGGAGGGGCTAGTAACGCAAGTGTTAATTTAAAAAATTCTATAGCAAATAATAATTTAGCTATAACAGAAACTAGGTCAAATATTGTAGATTTAACTAAAGTAGTAGATAGTTATCAAAAAAACATAAATAAGTTTAACCAATCTAGTTCACAACTATTAATAGAGCCTGATAAAATAATTAAACCTAAAAAACCTAAAAAAGTTGAAGGAAAACCGTTTATAAAGCCTAAAAGTTTTTTTAGTTTTGGTAAATCATTAGATGAAGCCAATCAAAGTTTTGCTTTTGACCCTGGAATTGTTTCTGTTCCTAAAAAATCGGGAATAGTTGCCCCTAATTTAGGAGTAGATGCTGCTGCAATTGAAGCCAACATGAAGTTACAAAAAGGATTGGCTATGCAAAGAGAAACCTTAAAGAGTTTTAATGAAAGCGTAACTGATTTAATACAAGGCTCTTTAGTTGATACTTTTTCTTCTTTAGGCGAAGCATTAGGTAACGCTTTAGCTACAGGCGGTAATGTTTTAAACGCATTGGGTGGGGCTTTATTGGGTGCTTTAGGTGGCTTTTTAGGTTCTTTAGGGAAGCAAATGGTTGCGTTTGGTGTAACAGCTTTATTTTTTGATAAAACTAAAAAATCATTATTTACAGGTGTGGGCACTCCTGCTGCTGCCGTAGGATTAATTGCTGCGGGTGTTGCTATAAGTGCTATTGGTTCAGCTATTTCAGCAACTGCAAATAAAGGACTTAGCGAAGGTGGTAGTGGAGGCGGTGGGGGTACTCGTGCGGTATCTACAGATACAGGCAACAATTCATTTAGAGGGTCAACAAGTGGAGGTTCTGGTGTGTCAACAAGTGGCGGTTTTCAGTCAGTTGTCTTTGAAATAAGCGGTAATAGTTTAATTGGAGTACTAGAAAACTCTTTACAAAAAAACAGAAGGTTAGGTGGTAATTTAGCAATAACATCATAATATAAATGGCAAGTATAATTTATAATATAGAGTATAAAGATACAAATAATGTTGAATATATAATTAATATATTTAAGGAAGGCTACACAGGTGAATCTACTTTAATAGGTGGATATGCTGTACTAGAATATGGAGGTGTACGTAATAATTTAGAAACAATTAGAGGTAATGGCTTGTCATTAATTTTAGAAGCTAATCTTGATTTAAATTTAAATAATTTATATAGCGAAAATGAAAATACATTTAAAATAGAATTAATACGCAATAACGAATTGTTTTTTGTTGGTTTTATAAAGCCAGATGGTATATTTCAAGATTTTGTTAATGATAAATGGGAAATAACACTAGAGTGTGTAGATGGTTTAGGATTATTAGAAAACCTAGCTTTTGTTAAAGAAAACGGTGCGCCATACAGCGGTAAACTTTCAGCGTTAAGCATCATTGAAAAGTGCCTACGACGATGTAATTTAAGTTTAGCTATTAATACGGCTGTAAATATTTATTATGAAGGTCAAACTCCTAATGATGAATTAGACCCATTGACTGAAATTTACTTGAGCGTTAATAGATTTGTAAAAGACGACAATGATACTATAATGGATTGCGCTGAAGTTTTAACATCTGTTCTAAGTTTATTCAACGCTGCAATAGTACAGCTTAATGGACAATGGTATATTTATAGACCTAATGAGATATACAATAATTCTATAGTTAAATTTAGAAGATATATTTTAACTGCTGACGGGTTTTTATACCAAAACATAAACGAACGAAATTTTGACTTTAATTTAGGAAGTCATATAAATAATAAGTATCCACATCATTCAAATGGCAATCAGAGAATAGGAATTAAGGGAAGTGTTTCTGCTTATAGAATAAATTATAAATATGGTTTTGAAAGTGGTTTGTTTGCAAATCCATCTTTTATTCACGAAGGATTAAATTATAATAGTTGGGTAGTACTTGATAGCAATTTAATAGTTGATGAGCAAAATATATTTACAGGAGTAAAAATAATTAATTTATATAACGAGTCTTTGTCTCCTGTTATATCCAGCGAATCTTTAAATTTAGATGCAGATCAAATTTTTGATTTAAATGTTACTTATGTTGCTGAGCCTAACACAATAATAAAAATAACATTAAAATTAGCAAAGGAAGGTTCTCCTTCGCTATATTATCAAGGAGCTAACAACACATGGATAAATAACAGCCAGGCTGTAATTAATATTTTTGCCGATTCTGGAGGTGGAATATCAATAACTTCATTAGCTGCTTTGCCAAATAGCGGGAAATTAACTGTAACAATAAACCAACCATTTCAAAATGATGAAGTTACTGGAAATACTTTATTTAATAAATTAAACATTGTTAATAAAAATACAAGTTTTGACGTTAAAAAAGGGGAGTTCCATACAGCGTTAAGAAAAAGCAGACCTAGCTCAATAGCAAAAGAGACGTTTAAAATATTTAACGGTGATAGTCCTTCTATAATATTTGAAGGTGCAATATTTAAAACCGACAGCGTTACACCAACAACAACGTGGTTTAGAAGAGATGTAAATGAAAATTTTAAGATATTGCAAATAGCAGTAGAAGATGTTTTAAGAGCCTCTCAGCTACCTTCTAAGGTTTTTAGTGGAAATGTTTATGGTTATATTCCTTATTTATCATTAATTGACATTGATGGGGTTGATGGTAAATTTATGCCTATTGAATATAGTTTTGACACTAAAAATAATTTAACTACTTTAAAGAGTTTAGAATTGTTTGGGAATGAAATAGTTGATGACATTGATTATAAATTGACCTTTGATTTTGGCAATACAGTTAAGCCAACAATTCTATAATTTACATAAATTAAAATTGATTATCTTTACAGCATGAGTATATTTATCAAGGGAGAAGATAGAATTTTATCAATAGGTTTTGAAAGTGTTTTTTATCCTATAGGCTGCCTAAGTGACAATTCATTTAGCGAAAGTTCTGAAATGCTAGATACTACCACTAGAGAATCAAATGGATGGGCGACAGCCAAAGCTGTTAAACAAAATTATAACATATCTTTTAATGGATTGCAAATAAATACAACAGTAAGCGGTGGTGATACTTCAAAGTTTTCTTACGATACATTAAAACAAATTAAAAGAAATAGAGAAAAAATACAATGGAAAATACAAGGCACACAAGTTCCAAGTATAGATTATGGATTTTGCACAATTAATGAAATTTCAGAAAGCACACCTGTTAATGAATTTATAACCTTTACAGGTAATTTACTTGGTTTTGGACGTCCTTTTTTTGCGGCAAACGCAAACGACCCTGTATTTGTTCAATTTGAAGATAACGACTTGCAAATATTACAAAATAACGACAATTATATATATAGATAATGGCAAACAAAAAACTATCAGAATTAGCGGAAAAAGCAGCACTTCCATTAGATTCATTAATACATATATTAGACCCAAATGACCTATCAGACAGTCCTGAAGGCTCAGACTTTAAGTTTAAAGTTAATAAAATAGTAGAAACTAATACATCTTTACAAACTAAACGACCAATTAAAACAATTGAAGGCAATATATTAGAAGGTAATGGTAACGTTCAGCTAATAAATAAAGAGGACGTATCAAAAAAACAAAATAACTTAGATTTTGACGGAACTGGAAATAAATACCCAACTGTCGATGGTGTTAATGATGCTATAAGTAAAATAAAAGAAGATAAAAATTTTATTTACAATCAAACAAATCCTTCAGCGGTATGGAATGTTACTCATAATCTTGAAAAAAGACCAACAACCACAGTTGTAGATACTGCTGGGAGTCACGTTGTAGGACAAATAGACTATATAAATGAAAATGAAGTTATAATCACTTTTGGAGCTTCTTTTAGCGGTTACGCATATTTTAACTAAATAATAAAAAACACACAAATGGCAGGAATAAAATATTTAGTCGATTTAGATTTAACAAAAAATCAACTATTAAACGTAGTTATTCAAAACTTAGCAGTAGCACCAAGCAACCCAAAAGATGGGCAGATTTATTGGGACACAGCCGACAAGACTCTTTATGCATGGAAGGAGTACTTTCCAGTTCCATCAACAGCACCTTTTGGAATATGGCTAGACTTAGGGACCACAGGTGTTACTAATTTAGCTTATACATCTTCAGATACAAATGGAATAGTTACTTCTAGCGCAGGTACTGATGCAACTATACCTTTAGCAACACTTGTAGCGGGAACGAATAAAGCAGGACTTTTATCCCCATCTGAAAAAACAAAAATAGCCTTAGCAGTATTGACAAATCAGACTGATTTAACTG